CAACCAAATTTCATCCAGCGTAGTCGCTGTAGTGGTAGTAGTATGAATAGTGGTAAATGTCCCGCTGTCAACAGCGAGTCCTATACCAGTACCACCTTCATCTGCCGTACAACCGCTCAGTGTGTGTTTTGAGTATGTTGCCATATTGCCTTTCCTTTAATTAAACACGGTGTTAGAAATGACAGCACTAGCATTGTCCACTAGAGCCATAGTCCCACTTGTGTTAGGAACCGTGATAGTCCTATCTGCTGTGGGATCAACAACGGTTAAAGTATATTCATAACCGTTACCTGTAGTAGCGCCCTGTAATAAAATTGGGCTTGCGCCTTGAAACGTGACAGCACCAGTAAAAGTACCGCCAGCCAAAGGCATTTTTGTAGCATCAGCCGGAGCCGATGCCCATTTCAAACCTGTTGCTTCAGAAGAATCCGCTGTTAAAACATGGTCATTAGTCCCAACTGCTAAACGAGAAACAGTGTTAGAGGCAGTAGCCGCAACAATATCTCCTTTAGCATCAACGATATCTTTCTGAACCACACCCGGAGATGAATTGATAAAAGCCTCTACATCATCAAAGTTTTGATTCATGTCGCCTGCAACAATTGTTGTTCCAGATGAAAACGAATTTGTAACTGCTAATGTCGCCATTTATCTCAATCTCCTTGGCGTATATGTGAAAGCCAACGCATTTACTTCCCAATGATTATTAGTGGTAGGACCGCTAACTTTCATACTAATACTTCTACCTGTCCCAAGTGTGGGAAGGTTCTTAACTGCCGCCGTTAAATCAGCATCAACAGCATCCCAAAGAGCATAATACGCCGATTCTGGGTCAGTGTCATTCCATTTCGCTGTATTCCAAAGAGAATCAGAAGTTTGCGAAGTGATAGTTAACGAATATTCAGAACTTTGTTCCGACTTATCAAAATCTTTGTACACAAGAATAGGCAACGTAAGCGTTGATTCAGCAGAAAGTACAACTCTTGGACGACCCCACCTTTTTTTAACAATAGGATCACGACCTGTTACCCAACGGGTAACAAAGTAAGAACTTATATGAGTTTCTGTTGAACTAGCATAACGATCACTTGTTCTATTCTGTGCATCTTCAACATCTACAACAACTCCCGTGTTTGCTACGCAACCAGCGTAAACACTGTCAGTACCATTAGGGATGTTATACGCATACATTGGACCAGCATCAATATCTGTTACTACCCACGAACCTTCTAGACTTAAAGTCGGGTCATAAATAAAAGTTCTACGCGCAGTTGAACTAGTAGAAGAATTATACCAGTCTGCTGAGACATAAAGTTTATTGTTACCCCACGCTAACTGTGGAGGGTTAGTGGTCAGATTTGCTATACGCCCATTATCAATAGCAGGTTGCAATTTGCTGAAAATCCAACGAAAATTTTGCCCATCATACAAATAAACGCCTTCTTTACCAGACCAGAACATCACACCAAAAGGACTGGAAACAGGTGAAGAAAGAGGAATGGAACCAACATTATTAGTTAAATTAACAACTTGAAAAGAATCAGAATCAAAACCATAAATGGCGTGAACACTTTTAGATTTAAAAACTAGAAGACGATCTCCCATAGGAACTAAGCCGGTAATATAATCACCATGCTCCCCTATGTCAATGTCCACGTAATCTGCCGCAGACCATTTTTCGGGATCGTTAGTATTACTCCAACGCACTCGGTTTTTATATGCGGTAGACGACTCGTACGTATGCGCAGTCCACGCAAAATTGTTCCAAACGGCTACATATTGGGCTTGTGGAAAATTACCAGTAGAGCCATCAAGGGTTACACCAAGATCAGCCGCTGAAGAACCATTCCACTTAAAAGAAGGCTTATCGTAAGAAACACCATAAGCAATATTGTTCATTGTCATGCCATAAACACGCGAACCAGCAGTTCGCGCTGTTATACCAGTCAAATCAGTAAAGTTAGCAGTATTTGAATAAGCAACTTTAGTGCCATAATTGACCATCAAATGAGTAGTTCCACCATCAGTGTAAAACCCCCAGATACCTTTAACGTCAGCACTCAAAGCAGTAGTGTTACGGCGATCAACACCGTCACGCATACGTATACCCCCGCGAGGGTCAACAATAACATTCAACAAATCAGGAGATTCATTTTCCGCTAGATTAAACTGATCTGATCGAAAGTTTAAACCACCAGTGAAATCTTCTAAAACTTCAAGTTTGAATTGGCGAGGCATTACCTGTTACCAGATAACGCCACCCGTGTTGGCATAACGCAAAGCGCCAAAACCTGCCATGTAACGAGTGGGTTTACGACTATTAGAAACCATAGGTTGCGGAGCAGGAGTGTCAACGTAACGGCGGGCAACATTATCTAATTCAACAGCAAAAGATGTCTGATATTGTTGTGCCATTACAGGATCTTCCTGCTGTAAATATGCTCTAGCAATAGCATAAGTGCATAAAACTGCGTGAAACGCTTCTGGTAAATCAGGCAAATCTGAATCTGCGCTACCTACACCAAAATCTGTAGGATACCTAACCCCTCGTACATACATTGTTTGTGCGGCATTAGGAGTAGGGTAAAGCCTCACATTGTCATTCCAGAAACTCCACTCCCAAGAATCTCCGCTTGTATCCACATTAAGTGGATAATCCCAATCCGCTCCGTCACGACCTACATATTGTAAAACGTGGTCATCGTCACGGATAGCAACTATTTCTCTTAAACCCTGAGTAATAGCATCAGGTGAACCAGCGATAGTTGATAAAGAATAATCTTTAGTACTCTCAACTGTATTGAAAGTTGTGGACACTTCATAAAAAGACCAACGCTTCTCGCTGTAAACAATCGTGTCAAAACCTTGTCCAATAATATTGTTCAAAGTCGTATCATCAATATCTGTAGCATCAATATCGACAATACTTCTGACTTGCGTGCGCATTTGCGCAATGGTCATTGTCACTTGCTAACCGCTTTCTGTCTTGTGTGTCCAATACATAAGTCCGACCCGCGAACGGGGTGCGCTTTACACGCATCCCCGTTGCGAGTCGTAGCGGAACATAAACCTTGAGAAATGGGAGGTGGGTCCTCAAAAACTGTCACACCAGCAACAGGTCTTGAACCTGCTATCTCACCGGGAGCATAATGGGAAGGATTCCCACCTTGCGCACCGGCTGGTCTGGCATTTTGACTATATGTGAGGGCTATTTCTCTAGACATTTATGCTCCTATTTGCTTGCAATTGATACCAGTAAAACCCTACTACGCAGGTGTTATACCGTAGATGTATCCTTGACGAGCGCGGTTGCTGATCGTCAAGTTTCCGTAGCACAATATTTGTGCATAACGTGCATCTTGGTTCGTTGGTCGCACAAACGGTGTTGGCTGGAACCAAGTGTCAGTGTGAGCAACAAGACGTAGATACTTAGTGTTAAGCATATACATTTTGCCTTCACCTGCCAAAGTGCCGTCATAAGTTACAGGAGCGCCCTTAAACAGAAGATTCTGGAAACCAGCATCTGCTGTTGCGGCATCTGTGTAACGTAGTTGTGGCTGAAGCAACGCTTCATATGCCTCATACTGTGACTGACCTGTCATAACAATTGTTGGCTGGTCGTTACCGACAGACACATTGTTATACATGGTTGACATAGCGGCAAGAGTTATGGCACCTGATTGGTTGGAAACCGATGATCTCCACCAAGAGTTATCTGAATCAGTTGCATCAATTCCACCGAAAGATGAACCGCCAGCGTCATTGCCAAGACCGATGCAGGCTGAAAGCCCAAGCATGTCTTTGCCACTGTTACCTGTACCATTGCCGAAAAGCATGGTGTTCAGGTTTTCAATAATGGTTTCTTCCGTCTGCATGATCTTTCCTTCGAGAAGGTCGATTATTTGCTCTGGTCCATTATTTTTTGCTTCTTCAATACCAGTTATTGTTACAGTTGCGGCGTACTGTTTCCAATCGAACTCAGCGGCTGTGATGCCTGTCTGAGCGGTTGTGGAAATAGTATCCGATCCTGCATACGAACCGGCTGTTGAGTTTGATCCGTAAATTATTGGTACAACAATCTTTGCACCGCCACTCACGCGCCGAATGGTTTGTCCATTTGTGAGCGCGTAAAACAGTGGGCGGGCAGTAAAGACGTTATCCGCAAGTTTAGGAACATAGTTGTTCAGCGTTGTGCTGAGTATCTCATCAAAAGAGGTGTTACCCGCAGTCATGTGATTTTTCTCCTATTAGTTGTTAGATAATTGTTCATTTGCCAGCGTAAATGCTTCACGAATTGAACTGACCGCTTTAGCGGCACGTTCAACATTCCCATCAGCAGTACCCGGAGTTGTTTCAACGATCTGTGATGCACGCCGTTTCTCATCAACAATTTCAGCATCTCTATTAGAAGCCTGCTTGTTATCCCACCTCATGTGAGTAAAAGCCGCTTCGAGATTATTGATTTTGTTTTTTAGAGCATGGGAGTACAAAGCCTTTTCGTCAAAATCGACACCGTACTTTTCTTTCAGGGAAATTACTTCCTTCTGCAAATTTTGCTGTCTATTAGCGCGATTCTGTTCTTCAATGGATTGTTCAATTCTGCGCAAGCGAACTTCATCTGGGTCCAAGTCCTCATAATCAACTTCCTGTTGCGTTGTCATAGTGTCTTGGTTGCCCCCGCTAACCCCAAAAGCACCGGCTAAAGCCGATATAGCCCCTTGAGGATCTGCCTCTAGTGCTTGAACAATTGCCTCTCCTTGAGCCAACCTCTCGCGTTCTGATGCCAATTCCTGCGTTTTACGTGTGTAATCCGACTGTCTTTGGTATCCGTTTCGCAGTTCATCCAATGAAACTTGCTGATCCGCCCCATCAATAGTGACAGTATGCAAATTCCCTGCTGGAATTTCTGCTTGTTGAAAATCAGGACTGCTATCTGCTTGATCCGTCATTTCTTGTATTTCTTCCATGTGGAATCCTTTCGGTTGTTCCTAATATGAGACATAAAGTGTCCCGTTAAGAATTAGGCAACTCCATACCCATTTGGTTCTGAAGTTGCATTAATAATTCAGGAGGAACACCACCCGTAGCCTCAAATACCTGTTCAGGTATAGGACCCGGAGCCGCTCCTCCACTCATCGGGGGTGCGCCGAAAGGTTCGGCTACCCCACCAGATTCTTCTTGCGCTACTTCAGCATCAGCAGGTGTCTGCTGTTGTTGCTGAATCATGTATTTTTCAGGGTTCTTAACTCCAAACCCATCACGTAACACATGCCGTGCAAGTTCAAAAGGATCAATGACTGTTCCAACCAAAGGAGCAACAGCATTCATTAAAGAAATTGCTTGTTGCCTCCGAGCAGTCTCGTTAAGAGGCTGAGTTGAACCACCTTCAACAGCGTAGTCATATTCTCCAAGAATATCATCGCGTGTGTATGCGACAAAAAACTTTTTGTCATCCTTACCAGTTATACGAACCATCTGATCGGTAGTCATATACTGTTGCATTAATTGGATGATTTTACGAGCAACTAACGAAATGCCATGTTCTATTTTCGCTAATTTGTCAGCCGCTCTCGCATTGCCTGCATCAGCAATGATGCTGGCTTCAGTAGCGGTGCGGCGAGTTTCAGGCATTTGACCTCTCGCATATTCAGATACACCGCTTACAGTGTTAATATCACCTTCAATGATATGAGAATGATTGTAAATTTCAGGGGAGAGTGGGACTTGTGCAAGAGGTACTACTACATCATTAAGACCACGATTTTCGTCTACTACAGGAACAAACCTTCCATCTTCGTCAGACTCTAAGGCTTCACGCCCTTCAGGTCCGAAAGAACGCTCATGGTACAAATACTTTCTTGCGTAACGTTTCCTGTGGTTAACCATTTGTGTTCTTGTCTTGTTCAATTCTTCTTGCAAAGATTCAATGGCTTCAATGTCGCCCATTGGATAGAACTGATCTGGAACGTCATAATTTCGTAACATTATGAAAGGAATGCCAAAATCATATGGCATAGGGGTTGGATCTAAAAGAAAATCATCACCACCCTGCGAGCAAACTGAAATAGTTCCATTTTGAATATCGTAATATTCATAAAGAGTTACACGGTCTATAGATTCAGCGTATTCTTCGCGTTCATAGTCATTATCCCAACGACCTACAAGACCTGCGTCTGCTTGAACATCCCGTCTAACATTTCTTTTAAAACGAGGATCTTTTCTAACATCTTTCAAAGGTCGAACTATTCTTTGAGCAACCCACTTAGCATCCTCTAAACAAGTCGCTTCAGGATCAACAAACATATCAAAAGGGCTAATCCTTTCCATAAACGCTTGATCTTCAACAACTTCCGTCATTGTCGAAGGAACAGCATCAACAAGATCAGCAGGAGAAGGCAAATCTTGAGCAAGATCAGGATTCATATATCCAAAATCTTCAACTTCTAAATTTGCTACTTCTAATTCAGTAGCACGCTCGTCTGGTGTCAGTTGACGCTCCATTTCCACAAAACGCCAACCGACTTTTAACCAACCATGACCAGTAACAAGAAAATCCTTAACCGCTCTACGGTAAGGTTTCTGATAATCATGGTGCCTCCATAAATAATTTATTATGGATTCAACAAAAATAGCCCTATCTTGATCGCCTTCTTTGTTAGCAGTAACCGTTATTTTCGGATGGTTAACTGCAACAGAAGGTTCAATAACATTAATTGTGCTGAAAGCCAAATTGACAGAAACACGATCATAACCAGTGTCTCCGACATAACTGCCACGATCACCAAAATATGTTTTACCTCTATACAGGTCGATCATCCGCCGCCATTTTTGATCCAATAACTGATCGGATCGCCAACGGCGAGCAAGTTCTATACGATCATAGACCTTAGTAAATCTTTCTGATCTAGTTTCTCGCGCCATTAAGACGATGCCCTCTCTACTTGGATACCAGCGGCTTCCGCTTCAGCAATAACTTTCTTTTCACGTTCACGCAAAGTTAAATGTTGTTCATCAGGAGGCAACATGGATCGTTCAACCGATCCTGTAATAACCTTGACACCTAATAGTTTCTGTCGCCAATCCCACAACTCTTCAAGTTCACTTTCGGTTTTAGGACCCTTATGGATCTCAACATACTCCGCGAACTCTTGGTAAGAAGCGTTCTTGGCTAAAATAGCCACTACTACTTACGGTTGTTTAGAAGCAGGTTCTACTTTACCAGTATGCCCATGCTGATTGAAAGGCGTTTCACGCGGCGCACGTTCATTGCTTACCTGCCTTGATCCGCCTTCATCGCTTCTCAAAGTAGCCTTTTGCGAACCAGTCTCCGTAGGAGGACCGAACTCAAGCACATTAGTGTTCAAGTTGGGTTGCGCACCCATACCGGAAGCATTGTATTTGTTTGGTTTGCTCATAATAAAGGACTCTCCATTTCAGTCAATATGTCCTAAACAAATGCTCAAGGTGTCCCACGAACATTGTTCAACCCAATAGTATCCGATATAGGAGTATTTTTAGGGATCTGTCTAACCCACCAATCAAAAGTCCAAGTATCATCCACCTGTTGAACATATTCAGGGATAAAAGCATACTTTCTCATCTGCACAGCCAACGCTAAAGCCATAACACGATCATCATAAGGAGAACCGCTCATAGAACCCCGCTCATTACGAGTAAAAGTCCTCAACTCTTGCACCGTGTACTCATCGTACAAAACTAATTCACTGTTCTTTAATGCTTGAGCCAAATCGTCAATCATCAAAGGTTTAGATGTACGCGTAGTTTTCCAACCAAACACTTGAGACATCCTATTAGATTCATTATTCAATGACCGCCTACGAAAAAGATTAGGGTAACCCAACTGCCTCAACTGCGTGATGGTAGTTAAACCATGATTGTTACTTTCGACACAACACAAAGCATTCCCATACCAAATGCCT